TGTACCAGTACGAGGCCATTTCCGAGTGGTCCTTCCAATAATCCCCATTATGATCTGTGTGTCTCGCCCAATGGCAATCGGAGCAAAGTCTTATTGCTTCCTTGTCTTCGCCATACTTGCCGCGATTTGGTTCGCAGTAGTGAACTTCTAATAGGACTTTTTCTCCACAATCGGAGCATAAGTCTTTAATAGGTTCCTTTGATTGCATTTCCTATCTCCTGTGCAGTACGAAAAAACCGGTGGCCTCGAGCCCTAGCGCGAAGCCACCGATCCCTGTGATCATCCGATGCCGACGAGAAGACTACCTAACGCAATCAGCACGAAATATTCCCAGCCCATTCTACTCTCCCAGTGTTTGGGGTTACGGATTTCCTTCCAGATCTTCTTGATCATAACGGTGACGCCGGCCATTCGTCAGCAGATTGCTTCGGAACTTCCCCCCGGCTATCGCAGTAGCTACAATCGATTGCAGCGATACCTTCGTCACCAACGTACCCATTTCCGTGGCACACGGGACACGGCACCTGGTTTTCTTCAGACATGGCTCTCCCTCCTAAGTAGTCTTCGGATTATCTCTGCTTTACCTGTTTTTAGCGCAAAGGATTGCGCGGTCAAAAAGTCATCCAGATCTTTTGGAAGGCCCACGCTCAAACGACGGTATATGTTATCTCCCCCAAATCTTCCTCTCTGGGAGCCATCAAAGCGGTTGTGGATTTCTTTTCCTTTAACACTACTCCTAGACATGGTTCACCTCATATACCGCCGATGACTGTGGTCATGCGGGGTAAATCTTTCCTTTTGCTTTGGCTATGGCAGCGCGGGCCTCGCTGGTTACAGCGGCGGCATATTCTGGATTGGACCCGCTCCAAATTATGCGACTTTCAAACTGTGGAACAATATCTTCCAGAGCCGCCAGCAGTTCAGGCGCGGCGGCCATGAGTAGCGCGTTGGCTTGCCAGCGGGTTTCCGGCATAGACTCAACCCCTGTGTGATCCGCAACATCGGCGATGCGCCGCAATCCACCATCGTGTGTTATTTCCAAGGCGCGGTCCCATTCCCAAGGCCCCGGTGTATGTCCGGTCATGGTCTGTCCTCATTGAGGTTAAGAGCTAAGATTTCCGCGTCGGCCAAGGCGCCGGCGGACTGTGCTATAAATTTGGTCATTTCAGCTTTCTCCTTTCTGATGCTAGAATACTGAACCATGAACCACGTGTCAACCACCATATGCGATGGAAACCCGCCGTTCCCCCTTATACACACGATATGAAAAAAAAAGATTTAAAAAATAAAAAATGGACGTAAAAAAGTGGGACAAGTGGGACGGAGGGTGAAAAAGGTGCTAAAAACACCGGAATACAGCCAAATAACCTCGTACCACTTTTCATGATTCTCGTACCACTATGTCCCAAAAAGGTCTGTTTCGTACCACTTTTCTAGCCGTCCGAGGTTTGAAAACTAGTTTTTCCATAAGTAATGTCTCATATTGCGTGTATATAGGAGCCGCCTATGAAGCGCCGTATCGATAGAAGGGCCGAAGAGATTGAAGAGTCTCATGGCCGTAAACTGACCAACCGACAGAAAGAGTTCTCCCGTCATTATGTGGACGGGATCAACTCGAATGCTGAGTGCGCCAGGAAGGCCGGCTATTCCGACACTAACGGGATTGCTAAAATCCAAGCGTACAAACTTCTGGACACCCAGTTGTTCCCCCATGTGGCCGAGTTCATCGAGGAGTTGAGGGAAGACCGTGAGCGTAAATATGGTGTGACCCTGATGGGGCAGCTAAAGCGGCTGCGCGATCTGTCTATCGGGGCTGAAGAGAAGGGACATTTTTCCGCAGCAATCAACGCCGAGAAAACGCGATCTGCTCTTGGCGGTCTTACCGTGGACAGGCGTGAGACCAACCACTTCCATGCTATAGAAAACATGAGCCGTGAAGAGGTTGAGGGGCGCCTTGGGGAGCTTCGGGAGTCTCATCCAGGAGCTTTCATAGATGTGGAGTACAAGGTGATAAATGGCGCAGAAACCAGAGACTCTTCTGTGGAAGAGACTGAAGGAGAAGATACCCCCTCATTGGAACACCACACGGATTGAAAACCGCTATGGCGGGGGCATCCCAGACGTTCACGTGTGCGCGGAAGGGTCTGCGTTCTGGGTTGAACTCAAAACTACAAAAACTCACCGCGTAAATATCTCATCACATCAAGTTGCGTGGAATTACGCCTATTACAGATCTGGCGGCGTAAGTTTCTTCTTAGTTAGCCCCCTCTCTTCCCCCCACCTATATTTGTTTGGGGGGGACCAAGGTCGGGGGTTAGTTAAACACGGTTTGCGAACTGGGGGTTTGGGTTCGGGGTCGGGAGGAGCCGGAACCATGGTCCATTGTCTTTGGTCGGGGGAGCTCGGGTCGGGGCTCATGGACCGAATGCTCGATATCAGTCGGGTCGGGGTCGGGGCTTTTGAGGTCGGGCCGGCGCTTGGCGATGCTTCTAGTTCCTTCCTGTGATGACCTGAATTCACCATCCCTCCCGCCGCCGTTGCCGTTGTTCACCAGCAATATAGGTCAGCCTGTCGGCTACCTCATTAGCTGTAGCGTCTTCTGCCTCGTCTTCGTCAGCCTCGGGGTGGTCCGCCATGTATGGTTCAACCAGTTTAGCGTGAAGGGCCTTGGTCATGTTTCTAGTTCCTTTATGTGACGACCTAAGTTCACCACCCCCGCCGCGCATGTCCATGCATGGCTTGGTTTGATGTAGGGTTGCGGACGGAAAAACGCACGAATGCGGCGGAATAATGTACGAATCATGTTTCACCTTTTAGTGGGTACCCTCTCGAGATCAGTCGGGTCGGGTCGGGGGATGATGGCGAACCGGGTCGGGGCTTGGAGTGTAGGGGAAAAGTAATCCCCAGCCCTGTGTGCAGCGGGACAGAGGACGTATCCCGCGTGCTGCAAGGACTGGGGATCGTGGGTGGCAGGGGAGGCCTGCCACCCGCCGGCGCCTTTGGTGGCAGTCAACAACCCGGCGCCGGGAATGCTCTACAACCCAAGTCTACGCTTGGCGGGTCCGTGACTAATGAACCCAACCGGCCCCGTCTTGGTATTACGGGATTTTCTGACAAAACGTATTTTCATGACTTCCTCCGTTGTTGACTATGCGCAGTCTGCCATAATTTACGATGCGCGTCAAACAAAAAGAACCCGACCAGACGGGGCGCACTCGGGCGACCTCCGTCTGGTCGGGTCAAGCTAAGGGAGGCCCGCGGATCTTAGTCGGGTCTGCGCTCGTTGTCAATTCGGGACCATTCTCGTCTCAGTCGGGCTTGGACATGGCGCCAATATACTGCGGCCCAGGCCGAGGTCGGGGCGGAGAGAAGAAGGCTAACATTACCGAGCCGGCGCCCGGCGGTCTCGAGCTCGCGGTCATATATCCTATGGCTCATGTCAAAGCTCCTCCGTTAGAGCATGGCAGGGTGAAAGCAACGGCTATCTACATCTACCGGCTGATTCGTTTAGCGGCCCGTTGTCGGCTACATTCCATACCGTCATGCTACTCCCCCTCGCCTATCCTGATCGGTTCGGGGATACGTTCCCATGGGGCGGTCTACCGTTTCCGCGTACATCGCAGGCTAGTTGCGGGACTTATCAGGGCATTTAAGGATTTCGATCCGAGGACCGTAGTCACAACCTGCGCTTGATAGCTTGCGCCCGAAGCAGTTCGTCCCGTTTTCGCGCCATGCTTTGCGCGTCCGCTTTCCCTCAGTTTCCGACTCCTTCCGTTGCTTTCACCCCTTTAGCCCGACGCACTGGAGTGCTGCCGGGCTGTTGGGGAATGGGGGATCGCCCCAGCCCTCTCCCTTTCTATGGTTCCACTCCCCCTGTGGTGCAGAGTTCGACCGCCTTCTCAATCGGAACGTCGTTGAGGATGACAGCGTTAGGGTAGTTCTCGGAAACGAATAAGCGCGTCTGATGGTCGTCTGGTTTCGCGTTCCAAGTATAGATTTCGCCCGCGTCGGAGATGGCAAATTTCCTGAGCATTTTCTTTACCTTCTTGAGGGTGAGGAAGGCATTGACGAGTTTGCCAACGTAGAGGTCGGCGTCCATGTCCATGTCGTCCTTGCCGTCGTCGCTGAATTGGCTTCCCCATTTCGGCAGTGTCAGAACGAAGGCATCCAGCGCCTTGCTGTCGGGGTTGTCCCATTTTTGATGGTTCTGCCAATGGAACTGGAGTTCGTCGCCCCGCCCATCTTCGGTGCAGATGGCGATGCGCTTGCCGTCGCAGTAGAGAGTGCATTCCCAACAGCCACCCTCGTGGCCGTGGAAGGTCTGGACGTTCTTGACTTCGTACATTTTGAGCCTCATTAAGTTGTTGACCATCCCCACGGTATCGCATATCATGGTGACCGTCAACAACCAATATGAGAGGATCGAGTCATGGGATTGTTAGAGGAATTGGTCCACATCGTACGTCCCCTTTATCTTATTGTTGAGGGTGACACTGTCATAAAGGACTCGCCTTGGGGTCCGATAACCCTCGCCACCCGCAAGGACCAAGGCATCTGGTTCGTTTCCACCGATAGTCATGGCGGCTTCTGGCTCTCCCCCGAACGACGTGAGGAATTGCCAGAGGAAATGATAGGCACTTCTTTCTTGAATGAGTCCCACGGTGACGAATGGTGGGAAGAGGATTGCGATGCCCAACGTATTGCGGAGTGGAGATCGTACGATGCCTGAGTTCGATATTCATCTCCAATGCACCGTGTGCGAGGGTTCTGGAAGCATCGAAAACCTTCGGCATGGTGTAGATGCAAGTGGCCCGTGGGTTGATATCACGGACCGAGAATGCCATGAGTGCGACGAGGGTTTCAGATACGTTGGTCGCGAACACTATGACAGTGTCGATGATTTGAAAGCTGATTATCCCGACAGCATGGTTTTCCGTCGCGACTAAATCAAGATCGTTGACTAGGGTCGGGCCTTCGGGTTCGGCCCATTTTTTTGCCCAGTGCTGGTCGGGTCGGGCCAGCTGGGGTCGGGTCGGGCCAGGTCGGGTCAGTGTCGGGTCAGTGTCGGGTCAGTGTCGGGTCGGGTCAGTGTCGGGTCGGGGAGTCGGGTTCCCAACTAAGGTCATCGTTCAGGATGCCAGAGAGTAGGGCGCGCACGCTCCGTGGCTCGAGAGCGATCGCGCCGGCAAACCAGGGAATGGGCGCCCCGATATTTTCAGCAATCCAGTTGAAGGCTTCGGGGGTCTCTGGTTTGAGCAGCACCAGTGAACCGTGGTCGTCGATGGTGAAATCTGACATGAGGTATTGTCGCTCAAAAAAATAGGGGCCGCAACTGCAGCCCCTTAGATATGGTGAGATGGTTGTTGACATGCCGTCGCCGTCGCATATGATGGTAGCTGTCAACAACCCATAACGGAGATTATTATGGCGAAGAACCCACTAGGTAAGAGCCGCGCTACGGATAATCCGTACGCGATATTTGAGCACCCTATGGCGAATTGGAAGTGGAAGGTCTTGAAAACGTACCAACTTGCCAAGAACGAAAAGCAGTATGCACGCTGGTTGGTCGCGGCAAGTTCACCGCACACTTACGGAAGCTATGACTTAGGTGATACGTATTGCGCCGATATTCTGGGGGATGCGCAAGTGGTTTGCACTTACGCCTCGCCAGAATTCATCGACGCTTATCGGGATGATACGAGAGTGCGCATGGCTACGTAGCCAAAACACTTTTCCCAACTCGGGCGGCCTTCGGGCCGCCCTTTTTTTTGTGGTCGGGTCGGGTCGGGTCGGGTCGGGTCGGGATGCTCACGGGCAGCGCGGCGCTGGAGCGCCCCCAGTAGTAAGGTAATACAATGTGATCTAACCAGGTCTCGAGGCGCCGGCGCCAGCTCAGGAAAATCGGCTAAAACTGGGATGAAATAAGCCGTTGCGTACACCATCATTTGCGATTAAGATACGCGTATCTTAACAACCTAGGAGGCGAGGCTATGAAGCAGTTATCAAATGTCGAAAGCCACTTTCTTAGCGCATGGTGCGAAACGAAGGAAAAACTCCGCGTTCAGGACAGGGACGCACGCCAAACCCAGAAACAATTGGAAGCCATGGGAAAGCAGCTTAGGAAACTTGTCCCTAGGGCTAATGAAACGGTGGGCAATGGCGAATGGGAAGTGCGCTATAAGAATGTCCCGGTCGAGGGATACACCGTGTCTAAAAAGACCCGCCGGAAGTGGACCATAAAACAGCAAAGCAGCGAGTAACATCAATCATGGGCGGCGCATGGTGCGCCGCCCGCTCTAAAATATCATTCTAACCAACACCAAACACATGGAGGACGACATGGCTGACTTGTGGAATTGCGAAACACCTATCACCGACCTCGGCATTGACGTACCGAAATGGATTGAACAAGACATTTCGCCATCGGACGTTGCCGCCATCTTACAAGGCGGTTGCGAGTCTGGCGCGTACATGCCTGCGGCTACCTACCACCAAGCCAATGCCACCATGGGCGAGCATGGAGACGCTGTACTTGACTTCATACAGGATAGCCTGGGCGAGTTGCCTACCGCCCCGCAGGACACCTCATGGATCGGCATAGCGGTGTTTTATCTGTCCTGCGCTGTAGAGATATGGGCGAGCAATATCAGCGACGAACTGGAAACCGTATTGGATGAAGTAGCGGCCTAGCAAGCGGCTGTCGAGCGCTCTTAATCGTCTACCCTAGGGTACTTCAAAATGAAACTTACAAAGCCTCAACAGCAAAGCCTCGAGCGCATATGGGGACAACATCGCGAGCGATACCGCGAGCCACACACGAGCTATAGGTCAATGCGCCGACAGGTTCGCATGTATCCGGATAGGTCAGGGTGCGTTGGCATCATGGTAGGTTTGATGTACATCGGAATTGATACGGATGGACATACCCATACCTAACCGCCAAACGATAGTCGGAGAACGACGGGCATTGCCCGTCGTTTTCTTATGGGGGGGGGGGGCTAGGTACTTAGGACCCATGCCGATTAATCTGTAGCGATCCCAAAAGGGCGGGCCACGTCGGGCGCCGCCCCTCTTCGGGGGGAGCAGGGTGAGATAGAGTTTTGAACAAATAACCATGGACAGTTGTCATTGGACCGGGTCCCTTCCTCCTTTAACTAATTTGCTCTGTGCCAGTATCCTGGAGCACCCCATTTATGAAAGCGGCTAAGTGGCGAGATAGGTTTAGAACCAATCTGCCACTGGGGAGTTCCTCTGCCCTGACATGGACAGTGCGCCCTGATCCAATGGCCATGGTTGGCGTTCACTCAAACTCCAGTGCCTTCATGTAGTCCTTGAACCACTTGCGCTTGGTGGGGATGCCGCTTCTGGCCGTTTTCACGCCTGTGCGGCTCTTGGACCGTCGCTCTCGCTGCGTAGCGTTGCCTTTATACTCTGCGGCCTTACGGCCACCGTCATTGTAGGTATAGGTCATGCAGTTCTCCTTTCTATCGTCTGAAAGGGATTGGTATCATAAATGATGGTGGTTGTCAAACGGGTCCCTTGGACGCATGGCCTATGTAGTTGCTACTTTAGCGAATATGGTTATAACCAAACTAGAATATTTGGGGTTTAAACGTGAGAAACGCGCCTGACGAAGTGTTACGCGAGGTACTTGCGCTGGAGGAGGCGCAGCGGAAACTTTCGG